CCAGTTGCCGAACCAGTAGTTGTAGAGCCAGTTGCCGAACAAGTAGCCGAACCAGTAGTTGTAGAGCCAGTTGCCGAACAAGTAGCCGAACAAGTAGCCGAACCAGTTGTAGAGCCAGTAGCCGAACAAGTAGCCGAACAAGTAGCCGAACCAGTTGTAGAGCCAGTAGCCGAACAAGTAGCCGAACCAGTTGTAGAGCCAGTAGCCGAACAAGTAGCAGTAGAACCAGTTGCAGAACCAGTTGCAGAACCAGTTGTTGTATCAGTAGTAGAACCCGTTGCACCAGTAGTAGAAAAAGTATTATCGAGTAATAATTTCTCACCTGCACAAATTATGAATCAATTAAGACAAGTCCAAGAAACTAGAAGACAGCAACAGGCAGTTGCTATCGGACATTTGGCAGTTTCTCAAAAGCCTTTACAACCAGCACACCCTACTCAACAAGCATTACCAGCCCAAGTTCCTAGAGTTAATTTAAGTAAATTACCTCCTAAGCCAGTAAGAAAGTAATTTAATTTTATAATTAACAATTTATATTTTATAATTTATTTTATAATTTATTATAATGGAGACAAAAGAAGAATATAAAGACATCTATGCAAAAATATTAAGTAAAGATACAAATATCAAACCTATTAATCATATAGTTGTTATGAAGGGATTTGAAGGTTTTTGCGATCGTTTGCAGGTATTATCGGATTGTATAGAATATTGCCATAAGAATAATTGTCATTTATGTGTAGATTGGCGTGATTCTTTATGGGGCCAAGAGCATAAGGACTTTTCAGATTATTTTAAAATTGATACAGTATATAAAGCGAGTATAGATGATGCAATACAACTTATTAAAAATGGAGGTACCGTGTTTCCTCATTGGACTATAGAAGAATTAAAAGAACCATTAAAAGACGTAGTTCATTATGGAAAAAAAGATGTATCCTTCAATGGTAATTATGACAAATTGCCATATTCTGTTATCGTTCATAATTGCACAGGAAATAGAACCTATCATGCTAAACATATAATTTCTGGCATGTCTTTATTACCTAGTATAGCCTCAATTATCAAAGCAAGAATAGCAAATATAAAGAATCCATATACTACCGTTCATCTTAGAACAACTGATAGAATAGTAGTAGGTAGAGATGCGCCAGATAGAATTATTAATATTGTAAAATTTGCTCTTAAAAAATTTGCCAGAATTCCAGAAGCAAATAAAATGAATGTAGTTGTATTGAGTGATTCTGCCAATGCAAAGCAAGAATTTATTAGATTAGCGTCGTTAGCATATCCCAAATCATATATAACTTCTATAAAAAATAATATAGATTTATTACCTGAACATACTGCAGGTACTCATCAATTACCACCAAAATATTTATCAGAAAAAAATATAACCAAACATAATTTAAATATAGACACATTGACAGATTTTATAATACTATGTTTATCCGATTGTTCTGTTTTTAATAATGTTAAAAGTCTATTCTCAACCATGCCTAATTTTATTAAAGATAATTCTGAAAAATATGCGATAAGACGATGGCTTAATGCTTATTGATATTAAGTTTGATTATAGACGAATACTTATTAAGTTTGAATATAGACGAATGCTTATTGATCTTGAACATCATTAGCCAATCCATGAATCTCCCTATACCATAGAAATTCATCAAGTATTCTTAATAGTTTTAAATTATAGATTCTAATTTTTTCTGTTTTTCTAAAAAGCTTATCGGCTTCATTTTTTAAAATGGATAATTTCATCATAGCTAATTTATTATAATATATAGTTAGCTCATTTTTTTTCTTATCGGCTTTTGTTAGCCTTTTTTTTCTTCCAATTACTTCCATTATTATTTATAATTAATATGAAATTCATTTTTTATTAAGAGTAAAAAATAAAGAGTTTTTATTACAAGTAAAAAGTAAATATCTATTCGTCTAAATAATTAAGCTTTAGAAATGATTCCATAGGTGATTGTACGAATACTATTTCATTATCAGTAGAATCATTATTAACACTTATATCCGATTGATCCGATTGAACGTTAGATTGAACGTTAGATTGAACGTTAGATTGATTACTAGATTGAAAATCATATTTATTACTAGACTGACAATCCGAATTTTCATCTGATTGACTTATATTTATTATTTCCAATCCACTACTTAGGCTTTCAATATCTTCTATATGTTTTTTCCTATGTTCTTCTTTTGTGTGTTCTTCTGTATGTTCTTCTCTTATATCCTTCTTATATAATTGGGTTTGCAATTGTTGTAATTTTATTATATTTAAACTTCTACACTGTGGTATATCATTATCTGCTAGTTTTTTTGAAACGCAATATTTACAATCGCATCCTACTTCTTTATCTGTCTGATGTAAATGAAACTTACATAATATATAATTTATATCCGATGGGATAAAGTTTTTAGGAACGGGGCAATATGGACACGATAAAGTCGCCATTAGTTTTATATTAATAATATAAATTCAAATTTCATTTTAATAGTATAATATGAATCTATTTATATTCAACAAGTCATTAAGATGCCATGACAATACTACATTACTACATATGGCAAAGATGAACATTCCAATCGTTCCAATTTTTATATTTACAGAACAAGTAGATAGGAAGGTAAATGAGTATTTTTCTGATAATTCTGTTGAGTTTATGGTCGAGAGCTTAAGAGAGTTAGCAAGAGATATAGCAGATCAAAAAGGGAAATTGTATTTCTTCCATCATAACGATATTATAACAGTATTACAATCTATACACGCTCAAAATAAAATTGCTTCTCTCGGTACAAATTACGATTATTCTCCTTATGCAAGACAACGTCAAGATAACTTTGCCAAATTCTGCAAAGATCATAATATCATATTTTACATAAAGGAGGACCATGTATTATTTGATATATTAGAAGGCAAAAACAATAAAGCAGATGGTACGCCATATACTGTATTTACTCCTTTTAAAAACTTTGTATTGCGAACTCAAGAAGTAAGAGAACCAGAAAAATATAATAAATTTAACTTTAAAATAATTAAGGCATTGGAATCTAATAAATACCACCTAGAAGAAAAACACATGGATAAATTCTTCATACATAACCCCAATGCATTAATCCAAGGTGGCAGATCACATGGATTACGTATTTTGGCAAATATAGAAGATTTTAAAGAATATGGCGAAAAGAGAGATTATTTTTTATACAAGACTACTTATTTAGCTTCTCATAATCACTTTGGAACAGTTAGCATACGAGAAGTCTTCTATGCTATGAAAAACAAATTAAAAAAGAAATCTATAGGTATCATTAATGAGTTAATATGGAGAGATTTTTACTATAATCTATATTATAACTTTCCCCATATGTTGGGCAAAATGATAGGAGGACAGAATAAAGCATTTAAAGAAAAATATAATCATATCAACTGGAATAATAACGAAGCATTATTTCAAAAATGGGCGACTGGTACCACAGGTATCCCAATATGCGATGCGGGTATGCGCCAACTCAATAAAGAAGGCTTTATGCCAAATCGCCTAAGAATGATTACTGCAGGAGTATTAACTAAACTATTTTTAATAACGTGGAGAAAGGGAGAGCAACACTTTGCACAAAAACTCAAAGATTACGATTCCATTCAAAACAGTGCGGGATGGGGTTGGACTATCACAGGAATAGATCCACAGCAAGTATTTAGAATATTCTCTCCAAAATTACAAGGAAAGAAATTTGACCCCAAATGCGAATACGTGTTAAAGTACGTGCCAGAGTTAGCAGGTGTGCCAATTAAAGATATACACGATTGGGAAAACAAATACAAAACGCATTTAGCCAATGGTGTAAAATACTATCCTCCTGCTATTGAATATAAAATGGCATATCGTAGGGCTATTACTGAGTTAGTGCGAGTACATAAGCTTACCTCTGCAAAATAATGTTTTATACTTAATTATAAATAATGTTTTATAACTTAAACTTTGCCGATTCCAATAATAAAATTTCAGCTCCTGTAATCTTTTTATTTTTTAAAATATCTAAAGATAATAAAAATATAGGCTTGGTATTATGATGACCTACATATGGTATTTTCTTAATTTTTGATGTATCGTTATTTAATTTGATTTTTATTTTTTTGGGCTTTTCTTTAATCTCTGTCCATTTACCTTTTGAGATAATCCAAAACATACCATTGAGACCTAATTTAATATCTCCAGTTTTATAAAAAGTAGCACTAACTGCAGGGCCCTTGCGTTTAGGATCATTTTTAAGATTTAATGCTCTAATATTTTTATTAATTTGCGTAATGTTTTTACCATTTAGTAAAGGGCTCAAACATAAATATTGTTTTCTATCTTTGATGATTTGAGGATAATCATAATCTTGCTCTTGGTATTTCTCTATCTCTCCATATTTAATATTAAATAAATTACTACTCTTCAAGTTATATGGAGGCAAATGACTAAATGTTAATTCTATACCATATTTTGTTTTAATATATTGATAACAATCATCATGCAGAAATATACATTTGAGTTCTTTATTAGCAAAGTTAGAATATTGAAATATATGCTCGTAATGTTTACTATCTTTATAAAAGTCTATACTACAATCGTATTCCTTCGCTCCATGTATTACTTGATTATTTTCTAAAAGTAGAGTACAAGAATTAAACCATTTTGTTTTATCATATAGATCTTTAATCTTATTAATGAGATTTTTATCTTCTCTATCTTCAGCATCAATAAATTCATTGTATAAATCTTCAGCTAATGTATGGCAACTATTACCACATATAAAGCAATATATATCCCAGCATCCCATTATAATATAAAAAATATAATTAACTATTGTTTAAAATATATTCACAAACTTAAATATAATTAACTATTGTTTAAATCATAGTTTGCGAACATAGTTCGCAAACATAGTTCGCAAACATAGTTCGCAAACATAGTTCGCAAACTTAAATATGAATCTAATTAAACTATTATTCAATTAAATAATAAACATGACTGATTCTTTAGATTTAGAAACCAAAGAACAAGAATATATTATTGTTTATGGAAACATTCGTTATAAATTAAATAAGCAATTGTGGAACTTGCCATTCTTTAAAGCACTAATTGAAACTGGAGAACATGAATTCCATTTAGAGTTATTTGAAAATGAATTCAAAATGTTGAATAAATTCAATTGCTTAGAATTGTATTCTTGGACGTCTCCTTTTATTTTAAATTCATCGTATGAAATATTACATTATTTTACACATGATGAAGCCCTTGGTAAATTATATAAACTAGTATATGAAAAAGAGACATCTAAAATTAAAGAGCGTGTAGAAAAAATTATTACCGATGGTAAAAATTATTACTGGGATAGGATTTCAAAAGGAGGTATTGTTAGCGAAGCATTTTTAGATAAAAATATTAACAATATAATATATGAAATATTGCCTTTGAATCTTCATATATCCGATGCATTTATAGAAAAACACATGGATAACATTGGAATAAACATAACACGCAATATGAAGAATAGGTCTAAATATATTATTGACAAGTATCTTAATCATGTAATTAATAAGTATGAAGATATATTATCAAATTATCATTTATTAGAATTATTTGAACATTATATTCTTCCTATAGAATTTATAGAAAAGTATATAGATAAACTAAATAAAAATATAAATATATCCTTCTATCGTAATAATAAACAATTGAAAGATGATTTTTATGAAAAATATAAAGATATTTTAGAATGGAGGTATATATGTTTATTAGATCTATCAGAGGCATTTTTCGAACGTAATTTAAAATATATTAACTGGAGTGTATTTTCATCAAATAGATATATATCAGTTGGTTTCTTTGAAAAATATATATCTAAGTTAGATTGGAATTCAATATGCAGAAATGAAAGCATACCAAGTTCATTCTTCGAATTATATTCTCATAAATTAGATTGGGAAGTAATATCAGAGAATTCCAATCTTACCATTGACTTTATTAAAAAATATATCAATAGAATGAATTTTGCTCCTTTATGTAGAAGAAATCTTCCTGAGGAATTCTTTGAAGAACATTTTGGTTTAGTGTCATTCTCTATTCTATGTGAGAATGTATATATATCAGAAGCATTTTTACTTAGGCATCAAATACGTGATAGACATTGGGATATATTAATTAATAATAAATCTATATCTGAGAAATTCATCAAAGATAACATTACGAGATTATCAGATAAAAATACATGGGACGAACTTATCAAGTTTCGATCGGCTGATTTATTAATTTATTGTATGACATTTATTAACAAAGTATATAAAGACGAGACTAAAAAACGTTTCGATTCTCTTCCTATTAAAATAACTGAGAAATTAAATTTCAACAAATTTACTCTAATAAGTATATTACATCATACTAATGCATTTACAGAAGAAATAATAGAAGAGTGTATTTTTGAATATATTATATTACTTAAATTCAATATCCTGCCTTATAAATTAATACATATTATTACTGGTACAACTATTGATTTCTATGAAAAATATAAAGGCGTAATATCTGTAAATATATATGATAATATATCAATTAAAAAAGAAATGGATTTAGTTATGAAAAAAAATGTATATAGTTTTGGAGAATGGCAGAATATTGTATAAGTTTTAAAAAATGGCAAACTATCATATGAGTTTTGTTGTATACTATTTTTTTTAAAAAAGATAGATTGAAGCTTTCTTCTCAAAGCTTTTCGTAGATTGCGATGCATGTTCCTGACTCGCTGATATCTCGGAAGGTTGCAGGTCTGATGATTAAATCATCCGCTTGGTACCATTCATTTCCATTTCTCAAGTAAGAAATGTAGTGTCCTGAATCTGCAGTTGCTCCTTTGTGTTCGGAGGTAGATAAAAGTCTGTAGGGTTCTCCAGAAATCTGAATGTATTCAGAAATTTCAATCTTCCGCTCGTTCTTTGCACCTCGGTCTGTAAAGCGATGAATGTAGATTGAAGCGAATGCAGGCAACCACGCAAAATCCTGAACGGAAACATCGTTCATAACCATTTCAGCAATGGAACGAGATGAACCAACGGCTGGACTGAATCTGCAATTCTTCTGATTTCTCCATGTAGTTCCGGTGAATAATTCAACAAATCTGCGACCATGCTCTTTCAATGAAAGGCGTTCAAAGAATCGATCGTAAAACTCATTCGCATCTTCATGAGTGAAAGGATTACGTTCGCATCCTGAAGGAAGTTCGAGAACTCTTCGCATGATGTTGAAAATGGGTCTAATCACTTTTTTCAAAGTATCATCATGAACATATCCGTATCTGTATTCCTGATGCAACTTTGTGAAATCGCACATTGCACAATCCTTCTCATCACATCCGCTGACAAGATCAGTTTTGCTGAAAGCTTTGAGAAGAACTTGTAAGATGGAATTTGCAAAGCAAGTATTGCCAAAGTTTTTCAAACCTGCCATTCCAACAATGAGGGAGCGTATGGGAGGTAGAACAGTGGAAACAGGGTTCGAAGGCTTTGGAAGAACAGGATGTTTGAGAACAGTGGAAACGAGCTTTGAAGGCTTTAGAGGAACCATTGGAATAGAATCCACATCAGAGCATTGCAAACGTAATGCAAGATCAAGACTCAATTCTTCATCACGTATCTTCTTTGCATGTTCCAGTGAAATATTGATGGCCCGTTGCATTTCATCATCTTCATCATCATGTTCTTTTTTGAAATTCTTTATCTTGAGTTTCATGTCAGCGATTTGCGATTCAAGATCTGAAATCATATGACGAGTCTCCTTAATCTTTTTGATCTCTCTCAATTGTTCCTCAGCAAGTTTTATCAATTCTTCCATCTTTAAAATTTTAGCATAAATGCTACGTTGCATGATTGATAAATTGTTTGAAAGCAGTACGATAGTAAATAAAAAATCAATTTTTTAACTTATATTAAACAAATACTTCAGCTTTTACAGATAATATTCCATCTATCCATAATGATGGAACACACACTGCTGTTATTTTTTTATTAGGCAACCTAGCCTCATATGCTACTTGAGAATTAGGAATCATCCATGATTTATCAAAATCAGAACCAATTTGAGGAATTCTTAATTCAGCTGGATATCTACCAATTGCCAAGCACCATGAAACAAGTAATACATTTCTAAATACTTCTTCGACTTTATTTCTTTTAGCTCCTACGTCTGGTATTAATCTTATAAATCTATTTGATAAATCAACATAGCTAACTATACCTTCTGGTAAATCATCGGTTTTATAAGTTCGTCGCGCTCTTGATTTATCAATACCTGCTGTTCTTCTAACACATGATTGAAATGCCTCATTAAGCAGACTTGTCATTGTATTATAGGCTTGTAATTCCCTACTTTCATGTATATCATCAAATACTTGATGTATATCACCTCCATCATATGCACGTCGATATAGTGCTAACAATTGTTCTTCAAGTGGAAATTCACGAGTTGGATTTTCTTCAGGCCCTAGTCATGCATTTTTTCTGTAAAATAAACGACTTACTCCTTCATAAGAATTTCTCATAAGTGTGGTAGCTGTATTAAAATCTGTTCTTGTAACAAATTTGTTATCATCTGCAAAAAACCAATTATCTCTATATTTTATAAAAGTTCTATAATGGCCACCAGCTTGATCATCAGAATGTACAATTACAGCAAAAAGACTATATTTTTGATTTTTGTCTTTTAAATATACTTCATTTTGTATTTCAACCTTGCTAAGTTTATTAACCATTACTGCAGAAAAATATAAAGGATATGTAATAAAATTTTTATTAAAATTAGTTTCGTATGTCCATACATTTATTTCTTCCTGTATTGTGTTCTTTATACCATATATAAAAACTTCTATCATCCTAGGCTGTAAATCTCCTTCCATACTACATTCAAAGTTCATTGTTACGAATGCTCTACCATGTGCAGATTCTTTTAACTTCTCAATAATCGCATTTTCTGCTTCTTCTGAAGAGAGTTGAGTATTCCATTTTCTATCTTCTTTACGAGGGCATGACGCATATATAGGTTCTATTAAATTCCTCAAAGTCTGGTCTTGAATATTATTCATAATATATTGATTATACAATTCTATCATTTTACAAAGATAACATGTACCTTTTTCGCTACAATATTGTTTTGAATCTAAATTTCTTAAAATAGTCATAAAAACTTGTAGCGTAGAATTCGCAAAACAAGTAGAGCCAAAATTCTTTATACCAATTATAATATCCTCATTAATTTGTACTCCTTTCTGCAACCCATGTCTTATATCTTTACTTAAATCATATTTATCTTTTAGACCAATAGGTAATTCACTAGATGGTGCTGGTTGCGCTTGTGCCTTAGATGGTACTGGTTGCGCTTGTGCCCTAGATGGTGCTGGTTGCGCTTGTTGCGCTTGTTGCGCTTGTGCCCTAGATGGTGCTGGTTGCGCTTGTTGCGCTTGTGTGCTAGATGGTGTTTGTGTCTTAGATGATGATGAATCAAATCCTCGCATAAAATCGCCAAGATCGTAAGGTTGTTTACTAGTAGTTTTGTTAGCTGTAACCGGTGCTTGTGCACTAGATGGTGCTTGTTGCTCTTTTGTCCTAGATGGTGCTTGTTGTGCTTGTGCACTAGATGGTGCTTGTTGTGCTTGTGCACTAGATGGTGCTTGTTGTGCTTGTGCACTAGATGGTGCTTGTTGTGCTTGTGTCCTAGATGGTGCTTGTTGTGCTTGTGTCCTAGATGGTGCTGGTTGCACTTGTGTGCTAGATGGTGCTTGTTGTGCTTGTTGTGGTTTCCTTAGCTCTTGTGCTTGTTTAATTAGCTCTTGTGCTTGTTTAATATGTTCTTCTTGTAAACTTAAAAATTTGTCAGTAGCTTTCATATTTTCATCCATAGCAATTTTTGCTTTTTGAATAGGATTCATACCTTTGAAACCTATTTTTCCAGATAAATCCAGTATTTCTTCCTCTAATGGTTTTAATAATTCCTTTCCTATAGAACCATCTTCAGCATTAGCAATATAAGCATCAATTAAATTTTGAGCAATTCGAATATCATCATCTTCAATAAGTCGGTCTCTTGATGCGAATAACATTTTAAATAATGGAGTAGAAGAATATGAACTGATATTTTTAGTCAAATCTACATTAATTTGAAATTTCCTACCCTTCCAATAATTACAAAAATTTATAATTGCATGTCGCATAGCTGTAGCAGTTAATTCTCCACCGCCATATAGATCACCGGGTGTTTGAACTATATGTAAGATATCCACTTTAGTTTTTGTAGCAAAATGAGTTAATAACGCAGTATATTAACAAACAACAATACCAATACTATCAAGTTCTTTACCATATTTCCTAACATCTAATCCTAATATATGATATACAGCTTTAATATTACTTCGAAAATCTTTTATATTGTTTTTTAATACATATGCACTTATAATAGATCCAAAAAATGGACTTAAACTATTATCTTTACGACCTAGTTTTGTTAAATCAAACTTTTGTTCTATTTTCAGATTTACTTTATTACTATAAACAATATTACATTGTCTCGCTTGTAATGGTCCAATGGTATCATCGTTAAAAAATTTTTCATCTTCAACAGGTTCAGCAGTTAAACCTAAATTTAATAATCTAAGAGCTTTTTGTGTTCCTTCTCCAATTGCACTTGGGTCTTTATGTGATCCATTTGTTAAAATAATTGATTTACCTTTATTTTCGGTTCTATTATAATACTCTTGACGCGATATATCGGTAGTTGGGTCTTTTTTATCATATTTTATAAAATGTATAGTTATATTTCCTACTACTAACTTATCATCATCCATATTTTCTATATATATAATATTAAAAAAAAATAATATTATCATATATTAATTTTTAAGAAAATTACTAAGCATATCTTTTAAAGAATATTTAGGTATATCTTTTAAACTTTTTTCAGTTCCATATTTTTCATTTCGATGTTTAATACACATATCATATGAAGTTAATATAAGTTTTTCACATCCTTCCTGTATACATAAAGCCGGTAGCTTATCTACTACATGTTCATCACAATATTCATTTGCAACTCCTTTTATAAATTCTTTTTTGTTCTTACATCCGCTGAATACACATTTTTTATTATATATACATTCCATATTTGGTCTTTTACATTTGAAGCAATGTGTGGGTGTTTTTAATTCTGCCTTCATTCCAATCTTATATGGTAATCTCCATGATGCAATTTTGCCACATGCACATATACGAGAATTTATTAATCGTTTATCATTGAGTTCTTTATGTGAAGCACAATGTATAGGACCAGTTTCATCTGTTCCAAATGATGCATGTACGGTACATAGAGTACATTTATGTCCTGTCATTAATTTATAACCATCGAGCTTATGCGTCTGACATGAAAATCTAGAATTAGGAATATTAGCTGGTCCGTATGATGCACTAACTTTACAATAAGGATGACGACATTTAGGAATTCTTAAATTTACCATTTTGGGATCAGTTACACATTTACTGCATATGACAGGAACATCATTTTCATATCCATATGACGAACGGCGACCGCACTTGCAATAGTTTGGCATTCTAAAAAAGTAGAATCTATATTTTATAATTTAATTCATTTTTAAAAATACCAATTGATAAAAATATTAAAAATATGTGTTTTTAATTATATATGGCTTATACTGAATATATATTTTATATATTGGCTTTATTGCTTTTTCTATTCCTTTATCTTTATTATTTTATAATTAAAATAGACAAGCCTAAAATCAAATATATAGAAACAGTAGAATCAATATCGCCATTACTTGAGAGTGGTGATGTATTATTAGTTTCATGGTATGATGACTTTAGTAAAAAATCCGGTTATAATTCTCATATTATTCGTAATTTGTTTGGCGACGGACATTGGTCGCATGTAGCGATGATAGTAATGATTAATGGAGAACCTTTTGTTTATGATACCTTTATGCATAATCCAAATTGGGCTGAATACGATATAACATTCAATCCTAAAAAAGACAGTGGATTTTTAAGTTTGGCAAAGTATATTGAAGGCTTAAATGGCTATGTAGCTATTAGAAAATTAAAAAACAAATATATAAAGGATAGAAGTATATTTCTAGATATTGCATTAGTTCATAATAACATAATGAGCTATACATTAGATAAATTAAGAATTTTAGGCTCTTACTTTAATAAGAAGGATATTAAGTCCGTTGATTATAAATATTCATGCGTAGAAGCAGTAGCATTTATATATACCGATGCTGGAATTAAACATGATAAACTTCATGCAGGAATAACACTTAATCCCTTTATAGAAGAAGAATCAGATATATTTGGCGATATTATTCATATTAAGCCGGGGTCTAAATGCACTGAGTTAGTATCTAAGTATTTTTAACATTTAGTGTTAAAATATTTTTAACATTTAGTATTAAAATATTTTTAAATATGAATATATAATAACTTATATCATAAATGGGACAAAAATCATCATATGCAATTGAACCCGCTATACTTTATAATTGTGATTGTAAAATTGCAAATAAAGGTTATTATAAAGTATTAAAGTGTAAGTATCATAGTATAAATATAAATTACAAAAAAGAAAAGCCTTATAAATTTCCATGCGGTTGTATTGTTACTTATGAATGTTTTGAATACTCTGATGTTAGCAGTGAGGATAGATACGAATATGGTGATTCAGACGAAGACTCAAGTGAAAATAGTATATCTAGTAATGATACAGCAGTTGAAATTTTAGAATCAGAAGAAGATGAACCATATATGATTTATAAAATAAACAAATGTGATTTTCATTCTATTATTAATGAAAAGAAAACATATAAAATTTATCATTTGGGAGATAAACCATTTAGATATTGTAGAGATGAGGTTCTCCGATGGTATTTTGATAGAGAATATTGGTTTTCAAATATAGATGTGATTCATGATACAGAATATAAAAAAATAGTACGTAAGATTATGGCAAAAAAATTTATACCTGAATTACTTGATATTATTATGGAATATTATTGATTAATTCAGGTATAAATTAATTAGAATTATTATTGACTAATTTTTTTATGTTTATATAAATCTGCAGTGATACCGCATTTATTTTCATCCATGCGAACATTAATTATACTTTCATAACTAATTGTTTTAGTTTTATTATTAATAGAAAGAAATAATTTACACATTCCTCCATTGCTTATTTTATCAGGAATATAATGTTTACAGCTTAGGCAACTACTAAAAATATTACTAATGGATTTTATCATATGCATATTTATTATAATTAAATATTAACTTAAAATATAATTTAAGCTTTATCATTAGTATTTTTGGCAACGGGAACCGCTGAGGCAGTCGCAAGAGTTCGTAATTCTGATTCTACCTTGTCTTTCTCTGCAAAATCAGGACGCTCGGCCAAGCTATAGAATTTATCCTTTGCTAGAGTTTGGCCGTCTTGAGAAAGACGCCACACAGGAACCTCAATTGCGTTATCGGGACAATCCGACGATACCATATCGCCAATATGTTCTAGGTTCATCTTGTTCAACGTGTTATTTTGTTTTCGCCATTTGGCAAATGATTGATCGTCTTCACCCGTTAGAATGATATTCTTCTTCTTTTCTTTTTGTACGCGCTTCTTAAGAAGATCGGCACCAAGCTTTGCATCGGATTCAGTTTGCTTCAACATTTCTTCTAATACAATAGTTTGATCATTAAAGAATTTAGTATTGTCTCGCTGTTCTTTAAAGCTATCGAAGAAGCACCATTTGCCCGTATGTACTGTAAATACTTCAGTAATAACTTCATTCTTATGCTTTTTTACGAACTTCTCAGCATCATCAGCAGTATCATGACAAGCATAAACATTTACTGCCAATTCAAACTCTGGCTTTTCGCAGTATAAGTTATTTGTGCATTCGCGTAGTTCTTCATAATTTGTAGTTAAATAAGTCTTGTAGCGATTGAACAAATCATGTGCGGGAATCATTTCCTCTACATTCTTAGTTAGAAGATTATCCTTCAAATCGGCTGGTAGCTTTTCGATTACTGGTGAGGGAGTCTCTGCATCAGGCACTTCCCTCGTAACAACCTTCTTCTTACCATCTTTACCAATTATTGTCTTATTAACAGTCTTCATTTTGGGCTTGGGTTGTTCTTCTTGGACGTTTTGCTTTGTCTCCGTAAGCTTTCGTAATACTTCTTGCGTTTCTTCACGAGCAGTCCATTCTTTATCTTTTGCTCGTAAGGTAGCCTTTGCAATTCTTGAGGCGAGTGTTTCAATGGGCTTACGTGATTTATCTGCAGAGTTAGGACGGTATGCCGATCTCACATGCTCATCAGGATTAAACTGAAACATATATTCTAAAAATTCCTTAACAACTACACGCTTTGCCATCCATTTTTGATTTAGCTCAAAATCATAGATAGCATTCTTATCACCAGCCTTTACAACAGATTCAGGCGTTTTAATCAGATCTACATCATTAACATAATCACCCACAGGAACAACAGGAATACCTGAAGGAACACCCCATTCATCATTCATACGGTTGAGAAATCCAATAAAAGAAGTAATGATTAGCTTCTTCCAATATTCATGATGAATCTGTGTAATAGAGAGATTTACATACTTGTCAGAACCTTCGATTGTGCGTCCGTATGGATTTAGCTTCTTTCTTAGTTCTAAAATTTCATTATCAGGAAGAGAAGAAAGATCCTCGTCGCGTAATTCATCTAATAAAGAATTTAATTCTTTAGCAAGGTCTTTAGTATTTACTGCACTCATTCCTTATTATATTAGTTTATAAAAAATGGTTTAACAGTAATTATTTTTTTAAATACATCATTTTATAAAATTATTTTTAAAATATAGTTTTTTAAAATTATGTTTTGTTAAATAGGTTCCGTAGGTAAGTATTCGAACTCTTGAATATTAGAACATATTTGTTTCCATATTAAATCTCCTCGAATAAGAGTTTCTCTCGATTGTAAATGAATACATGAAAGTATATCTCTTTTTCTTGTTATATTTTCATCCCCTTTTAATAACTGTTCTATTATTTTGTAGATAAAATAAGGATGATAAGGACTGTTGAATACGTCCGATGATTTAATCTTGTTAAATATTTGGATTACCTTTCCAAAATAAGTACTTGTGAGTTTTCGCTCGTGATCTGATAGTTGAACCAATTCCTTATTTGTAATTAATTTCTTTATTAAAGGAACATGGTCATTAAATCTAGTCTTTTTAATTTCTTTAAGATACTTTCGTATTATAATACATGTGAGATTCTCAATCCATACACAATCGCGTTTCATTCTAGCTTTAATATTTGTTATGATATCCTCGGGAATATCTATATTCTCCTTTGCTTGAATACGATCAAGCCAAAATTTACAATGCTTAGTAGGATCATATTTGCCGTGTCTTGATCGCTTTCCTTCTTGATAATAAAATTGTTCATCTTCAAACACAACACCATATAATGTCTCTATTTTTCCGCATATACATATATTCTCACTTGTTTTTGATTCTGCAGTAAAGTTATTTCCACAGTCGCATGAAGTATTAGCATTTTCTATTGACATGATATCGATATTTATGCTATCGTAATTTTTAAAAATACCATCGGTAATATCATTTGATATATCGTATGTATTTTGTAATTTCTTACAAAAGGTATAAATGCGTTTTAACTTGCCTAGAATATTCTCAGAATTTACATATTTCATAAATTTCATATATACATTATATCGGTCTTCTTGTGTGTTATTTTTCGAATTGTAATTTTTGACAAAAATTATAGTATCTAGTTCATAAGAAATTAATTCATTTTCAACTGCTCCTAAATGCTCCCTACAATACTTATTATCGATATCATCCATGTCATATTCATTGTAATAAGATAGTATTTTTTTAAGTTGATTAAATTTATTTAAAATATTAGTATTGATATTTGTAAATGTTGATGACATTATAATAATTTATATTTTTTTCTATAACATAACATAAAAAAATATAAATTAAACCATTGATTATTTTTTTCTATAACATAAAAAAATATAAATTAAACCATTGATTATTTTTAATATAATATTTTTTAATATAATGTTTCAATTTGTAGAATTTGAATTTCCTAATAAATATAAATTTATAGCATTTGGAAATTCCATACATGCTATTGCCTTGAGTATTCAGCGGGGTTTCTTTCCAAAAGATAACATTCAATTATACCCCGCGAGTGAATCAGGAATTTATGTTTCCTTTTTATCAGAAGAACAATTTAGCTTTGAAAGAAATGAATTCTATCATTTGGTTTGGCATAATAACACAATTGTAGTATATTATAGAATAGACGAGAATTTACCTTCTTATTGTATTCCAGATTTATCAGAAGAAATCACAAATGAAACATGGGAAATCATCTATGGTAAGTATTTCAAGCACCTAATACCCAAGCTTGTAGAAGAAGATACAAATAATGATTTTGAAGATGAGAATAATATGCAATCCGAACAAGAATGGGAATATCATGAAGAATACGATATAGATTACACATATTACTCAGATGAAGAGCAAGATTATTACGAAGACAATATCATTCTCTACAAAAGACAAAAATATGAATATGATGATGATAAGGTTTATCGTAAGGGCTGTAGAAGATTTGTAGAATAATAGGAGATACAGAGTATTAGAAGATTTGTAGAATAATAAAAGATGTAGAATACTCTTTTATATGCTTTTTAATTCATATATACATATCTAATAAATACTTTGTACATTGATTACCAACACATGGTTTATATAATTTACCAATTCCTTTATAATCATGATATTTACCATGTATAGGTACTAGATTCTTATCACAATTATCTTTCTTACAATCCTTTTTATCAGGCCTACCGCCCTTTGTATTATTGTCTTTAATATTGTCTATTAAATTTTCTAAAATAGTCTTTACGCTTGATTCTCTATTTTCTAACGATTTTGATTTTTTACCATCTATTTGATATATGGGTGAATTCTCAGGTTCAAAGTCTTTAATATCCTGTGGTACTTCATAGTTAATTTTACCCTCGGTAGTTTTAAAGTAAAAATTCTTAGGTGTTAAGTTTGTATCTTTTTTTGATTGATGAATTAAACTAATTATATCATATTTAGTCATAAGTGATGATTCTGAAATATTAGTTTTGCCATATGTAGTAGCGATGGG